CCCGCTGACGACGCCCGGGAGGCCGCAGAGTTCGCTGGTGGCTTTGAGGGCAAGACACCACCGCCGGTCAAGGAGAAGCCTGCGCCCGCCGCGGAAACGCCACGGGCAACGGAACCAACTGCGCCGGAATACGTCCAGATTACCAAGGCTGAACTGGCTGAGATGAAGGCAGCCGCCGCGAAAACGGCGTCCTACGATGCTCAGTTGGCCAAGGCGTTTGGGACGATCGGTGGCTTGCAGCGCCACGTCAACGAGCTTCGCACGCAGACTCCACGCGATCTCGAAGTAAGGCTACCGGATCAGGCCTTCACCAAAATGGCCAAGGACTTTCCGGAACTGGCTGAACTGAGCCGCGAGGAGTTTCAGGCGGCGCTTGCCGGGCTTAAAGCGGCCGGCAACGCCAAACCCGACCCCGAGGCGATCAAGAATACCCTGGTCGCACTTGAAATCGAGGACCTGGAAGACGCGTACCCGGAATGGCGCAAGATCGTGGGCGCCATCAACGCTGAGACCGAAAAGCCGGACCCCGAAAACCCGTTTCGTAAATGGCTGGCGACCAAAGATAAGGCCTACCAGGACCGCATCAATGGCACCATCCGCGCCCCGGTCATTCAACGGGCAATCCGACTGTTCCAGAACGAAACCAAGGCATCAGCAAAGCCAGCGACACCGCCGACTCCACGCGATACCGCGCGAGCCGAGCGGATCAGGGCAGCGGTGCAACCCAGAGGGGACGGTGCAGGCACCTCTTCTGGTAAGTCCGAAAATGATGAATTCGAGTCGGGCTACGCGAATGCCCGCTCCTGAAGCAGGAACGACTTAAATGGCAATGCAAAACTTCAGCCTCACTCCGGGGCGAATCAACAAGTACAAAGGAGAAATCCTGGCCCACGCGGTGCCGCTGGAGGTGCTTGGCAAGACGGGTCGTCAGATCCCGATGCCGCGCAACAACTCGGATACCTACGTGGCGCGGCGTTGGCTGCCGTATGGTGCCACGGCGACGTCGGCCAGTTCGCAGAACCAGTTTTTCCAGACTGGGACGGGTGACCGTGGCAACGCCATCTTCCAGGCACACCAGATCCAGGAAGGCGTGACACCCCCTCCAGACAGCATCGTCCCGCTGGATATCACGGTCGTGGTCCAGCAGTTCGGCTGCCTCTACGGGTTCACCGACAAAACATACGACCTGTATGAGGACGACATCCCGAAAGCCATGATTGAGCAGATCGGGGAGCGCGTGACGTTCGTCAACGAAATGATTATCTGGGGCGCGTTGCGCGGCTGCACGAACGCCTATTATGGCGGCGGCACAAGCATCGCCACGGTGGCTGGCGCGCTGACACTTGGCATGGTGCGCAAGATCGCCAAGAACCTCCAGGCGAACCACGGCAAGCCGGTCAACAAGGTGCTGAAGGCGGGGCCAAACTTTGCGACCGATCCTGTCGCTGAGGGCTACACGGTCTATTGCCACACCGATCTTGAACCGGACATTCGCGATCTGCCGAACTTCGTGCCGGCTGAGGCGTACGCTTCAGGCACGCCAATGGCGAACGAGATCGGTAAATGCGAGCGATTCCGGTTCATCACGTCCCCCGATCTGCCTTCAATCCAGGACGGAGGCGCGGCGATCGGCGCGACCGGGCTTTATTCGACGACGGGCGTCTCGATCGACGTATATCCGTTCATCGTCACGGCACAGGATGCCTGGGGCCAGATCGCGCTGCGCGGCAAGGATTCGCTCAGCCCGACGTTTCTGCCTCCCGGCGAGAAGTCGAAAGCCGATCCGCTTGGCCAGCGCGGCTATGCCGGCACCGCATGGTGGAAAGCCGTGATGATCGAAAATCAGGGCTGGATGGCGGTTGGCTACGTCGGTTCTGCAGTTCTGGTCTGAATGGTCAGGTAAGGGAGAACTCCAATGCTTGCCACGATGACGAGATACACAGAATTGATGCGGGGAAGGTGGGTCTTTGATTTGCGCAAGATCCTGCTTCCGCTGGTCGACGGTTTGTCGACGATGTCACTGACCTCGGCTGGTCTGGTGATCAATGCGGGAGGCGCGACGTTCGCCAAGACCGGCGCAAATACCTTCTATGCCTCGGCTGGCGGTGTTCTGGTGAGTATCGCGGCCGGGACGGCGATGCCCGCGCTCACCGGCATCAATATCTCAGCCGGCAATTACAATGTCGCCGCTTTCTACGTCGACAGCGGCGGCAATCTGACGGTGAATGGTGGCAATCAGGCTACCACGTTGGGCGGCGTAACATTCGCTCAGCCATCGAAAGGCAAAGCGATGATCGGCTTTCTGATCATCACCTATGCCAGCGCGTTCACCGGAGGCACCACCGCGCTCGATACCGCGACAACCAGTTATATCAGCCCGCTGGGTTCGTTTGATCCCACGGCGCTGGTCTGAGGAGAATTCCCAATGCCAATCAGTTCACTTTTCGACGACGGATTCACGATGTCGACCGTGAATGCCGCAATGGTTGCCGGCACTACCAGCACCTACACCACGACCGCAAGCACAGCCGGCGTCATCAATTCGAAGTGGGTGACGCCGATCACCGCGCAGACCAATACGGCGACGCCGACCACGGACACGAATACAGGGAACGCGTTCCTTCCGCTCGCGCCGAACCAGGCGTGCGTCCTGGTGTTTGGTCAGACGTTGGCTGGCGTCATCCAGATGGTTCAGGGGCCGATCGTGCCGACCACTACCGGCGTCACTACGACGGTCGGAGCGTTTCTGGATGCCCCGCAGTTCCCCGACTTCCCGAATAACTTCATGCCACTTGCCTACACGATCGTTCGCACGGCACCCTCTGCGGCTGCGTGGACACCAGGGACAAGTTCGTGGACCGCTTCCGGGGTTTCGGCGACGACGTTCCAGAACATCGCGCAGTTGATTACGCGTCCGCAGATCGCGTGAACGAGAGCCGTCCTCGGGCGGCTTCTCGCTTTTCCCAGGAGAACTGAATGCCCCGCCAGGAACTGCACAGCGACCAGCTTCCGCCGATTGAGCAGAAGCCGACGATCTCGGACGATCCGGACCTTTACGAAAGCGAGATCATCACCGTCGACCCATCGCTCTGGAAGAAGGAGCATGCCGATGCGCTGGCCTTCATGGAAGAGCCGGTCACGATCCGGATTGAGCCCTCTGCGGACAAGAATGCAGCGGGCGCGTTCCCTGTCTGGGTGAACGGAAAGCCGGCCGAGGTGTTTCAGCGAGGGGCCTGGGATGAGATCGGCTATCTGCCGGTCGGCATGGTGCTGGTGATCAGACGCAAGGTGCTGGAGGTGATCATCCGCGCCAAGGTCGATACGGTGATGACGAAGATCCTGGAACAGGACAGCGAACGACCAAACAACGTCGTGCAGCGGTTCACCAGTCCCGTGCATAGTTTCAGCATAATAGAAGACCGCAATCCGCGCGGCGCGGCCTGGGTAAGCGAATTGAGACGCCGTAACCTTTGAACTTCCTCGCGCTCTGCCAACGCGCCATCACCGAATGCGGCGTCGCATCCAACGCGGCAATCGCAACCGTAATCCCGACCGTCGTTGGTGCGTCCGGCTCAGTCGGCCGTGTTGTAAACTGGGTAGGGGATGCCTTTAACGAGCTTCAGGAGGAACACGACGACTGGAACTGGATGCGATCGAGCAACATCCTCGGCGCTGGCGTCGCGTTTCAGACAGTTGCCGGGCAGTATAGCTACCCACTCGGAACCGGTGTCGGCACTGTTGGCGTGGCTGCGATCGGCAAATGGGACCGCGAGGCATTCCGCAATTACACGACGTCCTTCGGGTTTCAGAATGAAATGTTTCTGGACGAGGTCCCGTTCGATATCTGGCGCAACAGCTATATGCTCGGCGCGATGCGTGCGGTGAAGACGCGACCGGTCGTGATCGCGATCGGCCCCGACCTGTCGCTCAATCTCGGGCCGCCACCGGACGGCAGTTATACCGTCACCGGCGATTATTTCGCTGCGCCGACTGTTATGGCGCTTGACACTGATACGCCGATCAATTTGCCGGTGCAGTTTCATCTTCTGATCGTTTATCGTGCGATGATGAAGTATGGCGGTTATGAGAGTGCGCCAGAGGTCTATCAGCGCGGCTCAGAAGAAAGCATGCGAATGTCGGCGCAATTGGAGGCGCTGCGTGCGCCTGAGATCACGGCCGGCGGCGCGCTGGCATGAGGCGCTCTGCCGCCCTTCTTGGCCTGCTACTGGTTCTCCCGGCGACCGGGCGGGCGGCATGCGGCACAGTCAATCTACCGTCTGGCACCCAATTGACGGCCGTGGCCGTGAACACCGCCCTCAACGCTGCGCTGGCCAGTTGTTCGGCTGGGGTCACATCGCTCTCAGCATCGGGAATTACTGCCAATGCGCAACTGGGATCGGTTGCGCTCCCGGCAAATGGATCTCTGGGGCCGATGATGGTAATCGACGAGACCGGAGGCCACCCCGCAACCGTCTCGATTGGGACCACGCTTGGCGCCAGCGATGTGGTACCAACCCAGCCACCGGTTCCAGCCAATGGAAGTCTTACTGTAGATATCACAGCTTTCTCGAAAGGATGGTTTTCCGGGACCACGCCACAACTGCTTTATGTGACTACAAGCGGAGGTGGTTCCTCGCTTCATGTGACTCTTTACTATGTGGTTCCATGAACGCTGTTTCCAAGAAATCCTGGCCAAAGGTTGAATACACCCAGACACAACTTGGCGGAGGCGCCACCCAGCAGGGTCAGCCATATCCGGGAGGTCTTGACCTAACGACGCCCGACCTGCGCCTGCAACCAGGCGCGCTGCGGGACTGCCTGAACTTTGAGGCAGCACAGTTCGGCGGCTACAGCAGGATTGAAGGGTATGAACGCATTGACGGGCGCGCATCGCCTTCAGCTGCGACATACCAGCTCATCCAGGTCGGCACGCTTCCCGACTTTTC